AGTCCATTGTTATCATTTCATCTGCTTTTGCTGTCATGTCATCACCATACATCATATCCTCGTCCTCGTCGTCTTCATCGTCTCCGAGTAATGGGGAATCGTCGTCACCGAGGTCAAGTTTAGGTTGTTTCTTCTTAGAAGCAGGGGGTCCGTCTAACAACGGCTCTTCATCGCCGCCATCATCGTCACCGCTTTCAAAAGGAAAACCTTTGTCTTTATCCTCTTTATCTTTTTTCTTGTCATCTTTGTCATCTTCATCATCCAATTTCTTGGACAATCGTTCTAATACACTTTGCAGTTCGCTCATTGGGTCAGTCATAGTATCACCTGTGTCCTCCTTTAAGATGCGAAATTGCGCTTCGGGGTTAATTCCCTTCTCACAAATCGTTACCTCATGGAGTTCCATGCGACGGATTTCGCGGTAATCACCGCGAGTTGCGTCGCTTTTGTTGACGCGCTCAAAGGCTTGACCGCCTATTGAGAACGACCGAAGGTTGCCCTTACGGATTTCGGATGCAACTTCGCGGGCCTTTTCTATATCACCGCGCAGTTGTATAACAACAAACATGCCTGTATCATCCACTTCGGATTTCCATACACGACCATTACTATCTGTATAAGAAGGAATTACTGTTCCTACTTGTATGTTGGAGTGTGCAAGTTGAACATTACGAAAACCTTCTGCTTTCATAAATCCACCAAATGCTTCTTTCAAAGCGCCTCTTGTAATGAGGTCACCTTGCTTATCAACCATTTCAACAGAAGCATATCCTGCTACTATTAAATCATCACCGAACGCCTTGAGAACAAGGGGTGAAGATACGGTAGGTGCAAGAATTGCCATTGTCCTGTTCATGTGCCACAAGTATATCAAACGCGCGGTTCAGTTATGGTTATGTTTCCGCGATTATCTGTAATGGCTTCTTCGCCCTCAGTAGTGCGAATATGATGTTTTTTCTTCCCTGTCGCGGGCTTCTCTTTGTAATCGCGCGATGCAGGGTCAAAATCCGGCATAGTATCATCATTCATATTCTCAGTTGGACCTCGCGGTGATTCCACATCCGCGCCTCCATAATTCAATCCAAGTCCTTCTATACCTGTTGATGTAATCTTTTCTTTTGATACGCGCTCTAACATCAATTCAGCCATCTCAAGTCCTCGCTTGATAATTTCTTCTTCTTCGGGTAGTATATGTTTGCGTTTCTTTGTATGCCCTGCCGGTGCTTCGGGTTTCACTTCGCGCTTATCCTTATCTATCTTTAGAAGTAAAGTTGCTATCGGTGTCCAATGAGGACGCATATCTTCGGAGAGTTTGATGAAGTATTCTTCTCCATGTCCCCATAGAGTGTTATGCGGTTCAAGCATCCATCCTTCTTCTTCTTCATTGACTTTGTAAATAACTTCATCGTCAAGTGAAGGGAATGAAACATGAATAGCGCCTTTGTTCAATCTAACCTTATGAGGTATTTTTGATTCGTTGAGCATCATGGATAAAGTTTCAACGCTATCTGCGGCTTGAGGGTGAGCGTCACGGTCAACTCTTGCTGAGCGTATAGTATATGTGGGATATTCGTCACCTTTACTACTACTAACACCTGTGCAGAATACAGAAATGTATTCGCCTTTATCATATCCTCTTGGACCTTTAGCGCTACCAACATCCATGTAATGTTCACCATCTATCTCAACAGCGCGAGAGTCATAGTGTTCGGGATGCATAATCGGTCCAACACCTATTCGGTAATTCATACCTTTACGGTCAAGAATAATCACATCAACCTTCTTTTCTTTACTCAAAAGAATCCATTTAGGATGTCGTATCTCTCCTCTCATGTAAGTGGCAGAAGCGTCTCTTAGAAGAATATCGCTTGGTGATTCTTCGCGTAGTAAATGAATTGCTTCTTCTAATCCCTCATCATCCGCGCGTTTTGTATTGTAAGGTTCGGGCATTTTGATATGTTCCGACGATTCAAAATGTGCGCGTAAGTGTCTTACTCGGTCTTTCGCGGGCATATTGTGTGTCTTCTCATCTGCGGCCTCAAGCAAATCAATAAAATATATTTTTTCTTCATCAATGACAGCATGAACAACAAAATCCTTATCATTAACTTTATCCATCTCATCATCCATCTCATCAGTCAATTCAACTAATTTCATATCAGCATTATACGCTTTAAGTCGTTTTCCTTTCTTTTGTAAGATGATAGGTTCACCTTTTGGTATATGTGATGCTATCCAATCACCACTAAAACCACGAAGTAATTTCAAATCATTAACATCAAAGATTCTATGCATTGATTTAACAGGAACAGGGCGACCATCATTTTTGAAAATAAGAGTATCATCAGTAAGAGAATCAAGAAGTTCAATATCGGATTTCAATGCTTCTTGTCCACCACCCATATCGGAAAACACCCGGTAGTTGCTATTAACAGTTTGTCCCGCAATACCCGATGGTTGCATTGCGACAGGTGGGAACTGTGTATTACCATCTGCGGGTATATCATAAGGTAATAATTCGGAATTAAAATCACGAAGCGCGTAAGGGTCCATAGATGCTTTCAAAGTAGCACCACCTTGATGAAAGTCCCCGTCTTTATCATGTATAATAAGTCTATTTTGTTTCAAAGCGTGTGCTGAATAACGATGTGTAGGGCGTATAACATGTCCAAACTTCCCTTTAGCGCGAGGACATGTATGAACCGCAGGTAATTGTATTTCATTAACACCTAACCCACCTGTCCCTACTTCTTCGTGTTGAGTGTTAATTTTACCCATTTCGGTCATTACTCCCTTTGTGTCGGCTTTTATTCGCTCAATGAAGTTACCCATTCTATCTGTGAGATTTGAAAATCCTTTATCACTCCCCTTACCCATTTTAGGCAATGGTGCTGTTTCGCGAGGAACTGTCTCAATACCATTAGCCGTCCCTTTAGAATGTTTGAGTAATGTGTGATACGCTCTATTAAGCGCTTTTATTTCACTATACATAGAATAATTAACATTCCCTGCAACTTTAGGTCGTCCTGCTATTTTGACTCCTGCACCGCCACTCATTAGAGGAGTATCTTCATCCAATTCTGCTTCATGATGATGCCCTCCTTTAGACGCTTTGTAATTATACACAGAACCATGAAAATCACCTGTGTCTTCATTCACGCGACCTGTCCCTTGACCAAAATCAACTATTGATGACGCGGGTAATTCCACCATGAGATTTTGACCACCTGTGGTCATTTTCTCACCTTTCTCATCCTCCTCTTCGGCTGTCGCGCGATGAGGAATATAACGAGCATGTAAAGCATCTGCGAAGTCTTGTGATGTGGCATCCTTTGGTAATACTTTTCTTACTTCATCAAAGATTTTCGCAACCAACTCATTACTTTCATGAGGTGGATAATCATTTGAGTTTAATTCCCCATCAACATATTTCTGTAACAAGTTCATAACTGATTTATCTTCACCTAAATCAACATTAGCCGCTACATTACCACCCTGCCAAGTTTGTCTATATAGCGGCATTGTAACATCTTTAACCATCCTGTTAATTTCATTTCTAATAGCATCCTTTTTCATCCCCTTACTTCCTAAATGCTCGCGAAGAATCTTCATCACAGGTTCATTCTGTCCACCGTCCCGCGAACAAGATACTCTTGCATTGTTAATCCAATGTTTTCTCTCTTGAGGACTTAATGTTCTCATCCATGTTTCACATAATTGCGCGAGCATTGCAGTATCAGCCCATGCTTGATTAGAATGTTCGGGAGTATGTGTTTGGAATAAATCGGGATTAGCCCATTTCATTAAAGGCTTCATGATTTCACTTGCCGCTACCGCTTGTTTATGCGTTTCATTAGCATCATCTAAGTAATTTTTTCGTAATTCATCTTTTGTAACAGGAGGTATTTCTCCTCGTTCATCAGCGAGATGCTGTCCTTGTTCAGTCGCCAACCTATCAAAGTTCACTCCTGCTTCAATACTGCCTCCTTTGTAGGCCATTCGCGCTAATTGTCTGTAATTGGCTAATGCTTCTTGATACATAGTTGATGCATCTTCGCCTATGATGTATTGTTTGCCTCCACCATAATGTCCTGTGAAACCCTCCTCT